CTACGTTAACTGTACTCAAGTGCAGGTACACAGGTAGGACAGGTAAGGCAGACTATCTGCTATTTGATGAGGCAACAGGCCGCATGGTTAAGGGTGCTTCACCTGAAGTCCAAGCTGTGTTTGGTGCTTCAGACTTTAATTAATCACTCCAGAGAGAGGATGTTATGCGTTATATATTCGATTTAGAAACCAATGGCCTACTTGATGAGGTCAGTAAGATTCACTGCATTGTTGCAGCTAACTTAACTACACGGAAGTTACAGAAGTTCAGCACCGAGGCAGGGAATATCGAAGAGGGTCTACAGCTACTTGCAGATGCTGAAGAACTCATAGGGCATAACATCATGGGTTACGACCTGATGGTGATTAAAAAGCTTTATCCTACTTGGCACACTACTGCTAAATTAACAGACACGTTAATACAGTGTCGTCTTATATGGGGGAACATAGGAGAGGTTGATGCGACTAACCAAACCTTGCCCCCGAAGCTGAGAGGTAGACACTCGCTAGAGTCTTGGGGCTACCGCCTTAAGTGTCTCAAGGGTGACTACGGTGTCAATGCAGATTGGGAAACGTACTCGAAAGAGATGCTTCAATACTGCGTCCAAGATGTACTAGTCAACGTAAAGCTATACGACAAGATCATCTCTAAAAACTACAGCCAAGACGCTATGGATTTAGAGCATGACATCCACCGTATCTGCCTAGAGCAGCAGACCTTTGGGTTTCCCTTTGACGAAGAAAAGGCAGCAGCACTTTACGCCAAGCTGTCGGGTCGCAGGGATGAACTTAAACAGATTATGGTAGATACGTTTGAGCCTAACATCATTGAACTGAAGACCAAAACTAAGACCCTCCCCTTTAACCCTACCTCACGTCAGCAGATTGCCGACAGACTTCAAAGACGCGGTTGGAAGCCCAAAGCTTTTACTGAGTCAGGACAGGTCATTGTCAATGAGACTACCTTAAAAGAGATTGAAGGTTCTATTCCTGAAGCGTCTTTGCTTTTGGAGTACCTGATGCTCGTTAAACGTGTCGGTCAGTTAGCGGAAGGTAAGAATGGTTGGCTCAAGCTATCCAAGAACGGACGTATCCACTACTCCACTAACACACTAGGAGCAATCACAGGACGTGCTACAGCCAGTAGACCTAATGTGCAGCAAGTGCCTAGTGACAGAGCAGAGTACGGCAAGGAGTGTCGAGAGTTATTTTACGCCCCTAAAGGTTGGGAGCTATGTGGCTCCGACCAATCGGGTATCGAATTGAGATGTTTAGCCAGCTACATGGCGAAGTGGGACAAGGGGGAGTACGCCAAAATCATTCTTGATGGGGATATTCACACCACCAACATGGAAGCCTTGGGATTAACTGACAGGTCGGTTGCAAAAACATGGGCGTATGGATTTTTGTACGGGGCAGGTGTTGAGAAGCTAGGCAACATAGTTGGCAAAGGTAAGAAGGAAGGTAGTCGCCTAAAGGCTAAGTTCTTAGAAGCGTTACCTGCCTTAAAGAACCTCCAAGATGACGTAAAGAAACAAGCTGAGTTAGGCAGCGTTAAGGGATTGGATGGTCGAAAGATTCCTGTACGCCACCAACACGCCTCCTTAAATACTTTATTGCAATCATGTGGCGCAATTCTCGCAAAGAGATGGGTCGTTACCTTCCACCAGCTATGCAAGGAGCAGGGCTATACCCACGGTGTCGAGTTCCAGCAATGTGCTTGGGTACACGATGAAATTCAAATCTTAGTTAAAGAAGGTACAGGTGACGTGTTCGGAAAGCTTGCTCAAAAAGCTATGCGTCTTACAGGTGACTATTACAAATTCGGAGTTCGACTAGATGCGGAATACAACATTGGAAGATCGTGGGCAGACACCCACTAACATTAACACCTCGTTTGAGGATGGAGAATGGTGGGTACGGGGTAATGCAGATGGGTTCAGACGCAGGGTAGACCCCCATAACAATAAGAACTCCAAGCGTATGTTTGTGGATGGTAAGTACATCCCCCAATCTCACCCATTGTGGAAGTCAGGGCGGTACAAGTCATTCAATGACGCTGCCTTTAGTTCACTAAAAAACTACCCAAAATCTACAATCGGATGTGTCTACGTCATTAAGAATCCAGCATGGCCCGAATGGGTCAAGGTAGGTAAAGCTGTGGATGCTGAAGACCGCCTTAGTAGCTACCAAACCAGTGACCCGTACAGGTCATACATCCTCCACCACCACATTGACGTACCTAATCGGCATGACACAGAACTTAAGGTTCACCAAGAACTAGAACTTGTCTGTGACGATAGAAAAAATGAGTGGTTCAAAATTAACTTAGACGGGGCAGTCGCTGTCCTTAACAAACACTAGAAAGGAATAACCCAATGGAAACAGGAAACCTATCGCTAATCATAACCTTTAACAGTGATTGCACGTCAGTGAAGTTTAAAGGTGAATGTGATGGTGAACCCACGATGGAACACAGTGCCTACGGTGCAGCCGTCTATGCCGCAGTGCAGGACATTGTAAATGAGGAAGAAATACTCATGCACTACTTGGAACTTGCCACCACTTTGTACGGTGAAGAAGATGATGAGGAAGTGCCTGAGAAAAAGCAGTTTGAACTTAAATTAGTCCACTAAATTGGAGAGTCCAGATGTCCCGTACCACCTTACTATTAGACGGTGATCTAATTGCGTACCGTATAGCCGCAGCACTCGAAAAACCTACCCACTGGGGTGACGGTTTGTGGACTCTCCATTGTCACGAAGATGACGTTAACAAAGGCTTTGTATCTAAGGTCGAGCAAATAAAAGCAGAGACAGGCTTAAAGGAAGTGGTAGTGGCTATCTCTAGCCCAACCAACTACCGCAAAGACATTAACCCTGAGTATAAAGCTAACCGTAAGACTACTCGCAGACCTTTGTGTCTCTACACGCTTCTTGACTTCGTTAAGGAGCAGTACAACCACGTCATCTTAGACAACATTGAAGCTGATGATGTCATGGGAATCCTAGCAACCCAAGACCCTGACAAGTACCTCATTGTCTCCGATGATAAAGACATGCTGACCATACCTAATGCACGTATCTGGAAAGATGGTGAAGTTGTCCACATCTCTGAAGAAGAAGCTTACGAACACTTCATTACCCAAGCACTCAAAGGCGACCCAACAGACGGTTACTACGGTGTTAAAGGTGTGGGTGAAGTGACAGCACGTAAGCTAATTGATAAGCACCGAGGCACCCCTGAGAGTCTTTGGGAAGGTGTACTAAAAGCTTACAAAGGTGACGAAGCAGAAGCACTACTGAACGCACGTATGGCCCGAATACTCACAGCAGAGCTTTGGGACAATGCCCCTATTTTGTGGCAACCACCTATCAATAAGGAACCATCCAAATGAAGAAACGCATTGAGCCTACTGTTGACCTTATAAACACACCACCTCATTACACTACCGCATCTATAGAGCCTATTGATTACATACGCGCACATGAGATGAGCTTTTGCGAGGGTAACGTCATTAAGTATGTGACAAGGCATACGCTAAAGGCCACGCCAATGCAGGACTTATTAAAAGCGCGTTACTACATCAATAAATTAATATCAGACTTAGAACAGGAATACCGACAAGCATGAAGAATTACTTTCCCAACGACTACCAAGCTTTCATCCACACTAGCCGCTACGCAAAGTGGCTCGATTCAGAAAATCGTAGAGAAAATTGGGGAGAAACTGTTAATCGGTATGTAGATAATCTAGTCCTACCGAAGATCAAAGATGACGAGACAATCATGGCAGTGCGTGAGGCAATCACTAACCTAGATGTGATGCCCTCCATGAGAGCAATGATGAGTTCGGGTAAGGCTTTCGATAGGGATAACGTGGCGGGATATAATTGTTCGTATCTACCTGTCGATGATATACGCAGCTTCGATGAGGCTATGTTTATCCTGTTGTGTGGTACAGGCGTAGGCTTCAGCGTAGAGCGCCAGTACGTAAACCAACTACCTCAAGTTCCTATGAACCTCATCAACTTAGATGAGACAATCGTAGTGCCTGACTCTAAGGAAGGTTGGGCGTACTCGCTTCGGACACTGATCTCTTCACTGTACAACGGTTTAATACCTAAGTGGGATGTATCACTGGTTCGACCTGCGGGTGCAAAGCTTAAGACATTTGGTGGTCGGGCTAGTGGCCCTGCTCCCCTTGTTGACTTGTTTCAGTTTGTGGTCAGCAAGTTTAAAGAAGCTTCAGGTGAGAAATTAACTAGCCTCCAATGTCACGACATAATGTGCAAGATTGGTGAGGTTGTAGTGGTTGGTGGTGTGCGTAGGTCAGCTATGATTAGCCTGTCTAATTTGAGTGATGATCGTATGCGTCATGCCAAATCTGGTGCGTATTGGGAAGCCAACGGTCAGCGTAACCTTGCTAACAACTCAGTCGCCTACACTGAAAAGCCAGACTCTACTTCATTCATGCGTGAATGGTTAAGTCTAGTTGAGTCAGGCACAGGTGAGCGAGGTATCTTTAACCGACAAGCTGCACAGAATCAAGCTGCTAAAAATGGTAGGCGTGATGCCACCTATGAGTTCGGGACGAACCCTTGCAGCGAGATAATATTACGCCCATATCAATTCTGCAATCTCACCGAGGTAGTGATTCGTTCAGGTGATACTGAGCAAGACCTTGAACGTAAGATAGCAGTCGCTACAATCCTTGGGACTCTCCAAGCTACCTACACTAAGTTCCCATACTTGCGTCAGGTTTGGCAGGACAACACCAATGAGGAACGTCTGTTAGGTGTGAGTCTTACAGGCATCATGGATAACCCCTTAACCACCACAGCTAACCCTGAGTTACCTGCACTACTAGAGCGTCTACGTGCCGTATCAGTAGAAGTTAACAAAGAGTGGGCAGGTAAGTTAGGCATTAAACAAAGTACGGCAATCACAGCAGTTAAACCGTCTGGCACAGTTAGTCAGCTAGTTAACTCTGCTTCAGGAATCCATGCGCGTCACAGCGAATACTACATCCGTACTGTTCGTGGTGCGTTCAACGACCCCCTTACGCAGTTTATGAAAGATCAAGGTATTCCTTGGGAGCCTTGCGCCCACCAGCCAGACACAACAGTAGTGTTTAGCTTTCCTCAGAAGTCGCCTGAACAGGCAGTGCTTACGGAAAACACAACGGCTATTCAGCAGTTAGATACTTGGCTTGCATATCAACGTCATTACTGTGAACACAAGCCCTCAGTGACCATCAACGTCCTTGCAGACGAATGGTTAGAAGTGGGTGCTTACGTTTACAAGAACTTCGATGAAATGTCAGGTGTATCGTTCCTACCTTACTCCGAACATATCTACCAACAAGCCCCGTATCAGCAATGTGATAAGGAGAGGTATGAACTGTTCCTAGAACTTATGCCCAAGGCTATTGATTGGTCGAAGCTGTCGGACTACGAGGTTGAAGATACAACAATCGGTTCTCAGACATTAGCTTGTTCTGGCGATTCGTGTGAAATCGTAGACCTCGTATGAGGCTTGTAAATTACTTTAAAAAATTCTATTGGAAGTGGCATTTACGCTACTGCATCTACACCTCTTCACGGGCTGTGTTGAGGCTAGAGGAATTAATAAAAAAGGAGTTAATGAAAGATGGTAACAGCAACAAGTGATGTAACGGGATTACCTATTCGGACTAAAGCTAAGACTGACTCGTATGACGCAGGTTGGGAGGCTTTATTTAACAAGTCTCCTGTACCCCTTGGGGAAGACACTCGACCTAAAGATCGTATTAAGCAAGGCATCTCTCCTCATGCAAGTATAGAAGATTGGGACTGCCGAAGATGACGTTCAT